GCATCGCGCAAGATGCCGAAGATCTCTTTCTGTTCTCGGTCTGGCAATGACAAGATGCTGGTAAAGTCTTTCACCACGAGTACCTTGCCTTGGAGCTTCGGAATCAACGACGGATCACCGACCCCGGCAAAGTTCGCTCCGCTGATCAACGATGGGGCGGTGAGCGTACTGGTCGCGTGCGTCTGATCTACCTCTTCCAGAGAAGAGATAATGGCCGTCTTTGCCGAACCCGGTGGGCCAACCAAAAACATCCATACCGGAGATCCGTCGATCTGTTGCGACAATACGGTAGCAAGCATGACGTCGATCGCATCCGTGTTGCGAAGGAAGAACCACTTGTTGAAGACCGCATGCACCTGATCCAACGTGGGCGCCGTCTTCCACACCTTCGCGGTGGTTTCTTTGCGACGACGGATGGTGATCTTTCCATGACTGACTTTCGCTTCCGTCTTCACCTGTTCCATTGACTTCGGTGTTTCGTGGAACCGACGCTTCAACTTTTCCCAACACTCGGGTGCGGTCTCTCGTTGAATGGCTCCGTAGATCACCCAGTCCCGCGTATCAAATCCTTGCGGCACTTCGTCGGGCCAGTGAACAAATGTGAGCCGGCGAACGGATGTCTTCAGTTTTTCAAGAATCTGCTTCTCGCCAAGCGAACCCGCCGTGTCATTGTCGTACAACGTATGCACGTTACGACCAGCGAACCATTGCACCCACTCGGACTTGAAGGTATTGGCTCCTGGCACTCCGACCACCACACCGGGTTCGTTGAGCAGCTTCAATAACCACCGGAGCGCGATCGTATCCCATTCGCCTTCACACAGATAGACTGGATCATTGGGTTGTTGTTTCAGCCGATGTGCCCCAAACAGCTGCACATGACAGCCCGAGGTCGACATCATGAACTTTGTTCGAAGGTTGAACTTGCGGATATCCTGTACGTGGCCGTCGAAGTCCCGCACCGGGAAGGTAAAGGCTTCGCCGTCCCATCCGAGTTCATATCCTTTGAACGCGTCGTTCGGCAACTGGCGGTTGGCCGCGAGCTTTCGAAGAATCTTACCTCGGATGTCCTTCTGATACTCCTTCGCGCGGAGCTCAAGAAACTTCGACACGTTGCCCGACAGACCGGTGGACTTGCTATCCCACAGACCGTTGTCGGTGTTCACATAGAACTTGTTCTCCTTCCCAGAAAAGGGATCAAATCCGAAGATCTGATTGCCCCGCTCTCCTGTAAACTCAACACCGTGAGCTTCGAAAACCTTGAGGAACCGTTTGTCCGCCATCTCACGCTGCCTTTCGAACGGGACCGCCAACAATCTCTGGGGGTAGTTTAATCTTGGTGGGACGCGACCACCGAGTCTTTGCAATCTTCATCTCTACTGGCAAGCGAACCGGGAGACCCAACCGCTTGCTGTCCATCTGCATCGCACGGATCACGTCTTTCATCAGATCGATACAGTGCAGATGTTTCGGAACCTCGAGGATCACTTCGTCGTGCACGGTGACCAACAGCTTGACACCCTTCCACTCCGGAGTATCCTTCAACATCTGCCACACGTTGATCAACCCATTCTTCATCACATCAGCCGCGGTGCCTTGGATAAGATAGTTGACCGCACGATAGGCGTAGCTCTTGTCGAACGTATACCGACGACCGAAAGGACTCCAGATGACTCCCTTGTCGGTGGCTTCCTTGATCAACTCCGACATGAATCGCTTCACGCCAGGGAGTTCCAATTCGTATTTCGCAACGAATTCTGCGGCCGTATCGAGATCGGACTTCAGTAACTTCGCTACCTTGGGGACGCCGCCCCCATACAGCTTACAGAACATGATCAGCTTCGCACACTTGCGGTAGTAGTCCGCAAGATCGTCGAAGTCATCGCGCTCTCCGAACACCTGCTTCGCAATGCTGCCGTGGAAGTCTCTTCCCGACATCAACGCTTCTTGCATCGCCTTCTCGCCAGAGAGGTAGGCGAACAGCCACACCTCAATCTGCGAGTAGTCTGGTAGATACCATATGTGGCCGGGACGCGGCCCGAACGCTTCTCGCGGCCGCGACTGAATATCTGCCTTGCGACGTCCGGTGGTCTCTGACGCTACCTGTTGCAGGTTCGGGTCAGAGCACGACAGTCGTCCGGTGATCGCACCGGTCTGTTTGAAGCTGGGATGCAACACCCAGACTCCGGGACTCTCCTTCGTCCAGTATTTCCGGTAGACGTGAAGGAATGAATTGTTTGTTTGCTGTGCCGCATTGTGTTCCAGTACGGCTTTCGCCAATGGGTCGGGCGGGACCTTAATATAGCGCGCACCCGTCTTCTTGTTGCGAACCCACTTCGCGCCAATCGGAAGCTGGTCGTCTTTCCGAGCCATCTCAAACCAATCGTTCGGTTGGATGACATACCCCTGCCCCATCTTCAACAGTGTCTCGCCGTTCAATGAATAGTTGAAACGTCCGAGCTTCTCATTGAACGTTTGCGTGTAGACCGGCACATGACGTCGATCTTCGTAGAACACCTTCGACATCTGCGGTGTGGACTTGAAATTCAAACCCTTGCCGCCGTGCTGCTCGGCTATGGTGCGTTGCTTTGCACGATAGTCGTCGTAGAACTTGATGAGACTCCGCACACGTGGTCGATAGATACGGACGCCAGTCGTCTCCATATCTTTCAAGACCCAGAAGAGTCGGTGTTCTCGGTCGCAGACTTCCTTCGTGCGCTTGTCTCGTTGAATCTCTTCCCACCACGCCATGTAAACGAGCATCGCTCGAATGGCGTCGCCCACTCCGTAATCTTTCAGAAGTTTGTCAGACGCCAACCACATGTCGGCCTTCTGGGGCTTCGTTCCGGCAAATTCCTTGGTCGCAATCGACCAACGATCTTTCTTGGCGCGGTGTCGAAGTTTATTGACCTCGTTCAACAACGCGCGTTCGTCCCCGTCTGAATAGTTGAACCATTTCTTGCACAACTGTTTCAACGCATACGTCAACTCTTGGCCGCTCGTCGCTACGTGGGCCACGATCTGGGTGTCAATGACTGTGCCTCGGATCTTCGCGCCAGAGGCCTCGGCCATCATCACATCGAATCTGGGGTTGTGTCCGATCTTCGTGATCTTGTCGTTCGCCCAGAAATCGTGAACAAGTCGAAGCTGCTTCGGATCCCACTTCACTTCTCGGGTGATCGGATCGACTTTCGCTCGCAGGTAGTCCGTGTTACCTTCCTGATCACAGAAGGTCCACACGAACGCCGCCGCCGGAGCGATACGTCGATATTCGATCTGCGGCTTCTTCTTGTCTCCGAAGTCATACTTCACCCGACGGCTCTCACCCCACGGCAACATGCCGGTGGTTTCAGAGTCCGTCGAGATTATATTACCACGGACCTTGAGTCCGCTAGCGACTCGTACTAGCATAGTCGCTCAACCAAGTGACGAATGCACAGCGATCGCAGAAGTGATTCGGAGTGCCACAGGTCGGCGGGTCTTCGCAATGTCGGTGCTTTGACAACCAGAACAATGCATCTTCGAGAATCTGTTTTCGATTGGCCACCCAGAAGGCCATCATGGACATGTAGACCGCAATGTCGGTCATTCGCGATTCGGGCGACTCGGACTCCACATGTCCTTCAATTACGAACCGGCGCAACGCCGACGTTTGTTTCCGTGTCCTCGCCCAGAGGTCTTGTTCGACCGTGATGCCGGTTTCGAACGCCGTCTGGAGAATCTCCAACATGGCCACCCCATCTGGGTGGTAGTCCTTGTTCTTCTTCCACTGTAACAGATTGCAGTCATGGAGGAATTGTTCCATCTGCAAGCTCATTTCGTCGACAGTCATATGTGCCTCATCCAAAGAAGAAAAAAAAGTGAACTGGGCGGTGGGATCACTGACCCACGCTTTAAGGCGTCTCCTATAAGACTCCACCCAGATCGTATTACCGGTTAGCGCTTCTTCTTTTTCTTCGGCACCGACTCCGCCGGCGACTCTTCAACGGACACGATCTTGTCCGCGGAGAGTTTCAGCGTCTTACCCTTGTCGGTCTTGATGAGGACTTTGCCTTCGGCTTCGAAGAGTTCGACGACCTCGCCCTTCACGCGGCCGTTCTTGGAATCGGCCTTGACGACCGAGCCGACGACGACGTCGACTTCGTCTTCGACCTCTTCCTCTTCGTCGTCCTCCTCGTCCTCATCCTCCTCGTCATCCTTGCTCTTCTTCTTGCCCTTGCCCTTCTTGGGCTTTTCTTCCTCCTCGTCGTCGTCATCTTCCTCGTCGTCGTCATCGTCTTCATCTTCGTCCTCGTCTTCCTCGTCCTCGTCGTCGTCGTCGTCCTTCTTGGACTTCGACTTCTTCTTGGACTTCTTCTTCGGTTCCTCCTCCTCTTCCTCTTCATCGTCCTCTTCTTCGTCCTCGTCGTCGTCCTCCTCCTCGTCATCGTCGGAGTCGTCGTCTTCGTCCTCGTCGTCGTCGTCTTTCTTCTTCTTGCCCTTCTTCTTCTTGGGCTCGTCGTCCTCTTCTTCGTCCTCGTCGTCCTCCTCGGCTTCGTCGTCCTCGCCGAGCACGCCGTTGACGTAGAGGTTCTGGAACTCGCCCTTGGTCTTCAACGAGACCTTGCACTTCGGCTTCGACTTCTTGATGTCGTCGAGGATCTGCTTGAGTTCATCTTCCAGATCCGTGAGCTCCGACGTGTCGTAGCCCATCGCCTCGAGCTTGCGGAGAAGATACGGCAGGTGCTCTTCGGTCAGACCTTCGAAGTCCAACTTCTGCTTGCCCTTGTAGTCCCCTTCCAGGAACTTCCAAGTGATGACGACCTGCACGCGCTTGTTCTTCGAGACGCCGACCTTCGCTTCGACGGCTTGCATGCGATACTTGCCGTCGTTGAATTCTTCGAACCCGCCTTCGGACGCCGCCTCCTTGGCTTTCTCGAGATGCTTGTTCATCCCGCGGAGGTGCTTGCCGAAGTCGACCGTCTTGCCGCCGCCCGAGGACTTGCTGGTCTTACCCTTGCTCTTTTTCTTCATGATCTATCCCTTTACGAAACGTGGTTAGCTACGACGAACCTTGAACTTGGACTTTGTCTTCTTCTCTGTGGTGGTCTCCTCCTCGGGTTGGTCAATGTCCGATGACTTCTTCGGAACATACTTGTTGTTGAAGGCCAGCCGCACGTTGCGGTAGCCCTCTTCCGCCGAGCGGCCCATATCAATTCGACGAATGGGCTGCCCGTCTGGTGTCTGAAACCGTCCCTGCAATCGATGTCCCGCAGAGACGTGGTCGTCGCCAAGAATTTGAAGGACACGGCGCTGCCGATCGTATGTGTAGTAGGCCCAGATGTCCACGGAGCCTTCGACCAAGTCGCGCATCTTCTTGTGCATGGTCGGCATCATACGGTCGTAGTTCTTGCCGTCCCGTGTTTCGACTTCCTGCTCCTGGGCATGTGAGATAAAGATCACTCCCTTGCCGATGTTGAGCAGATCGCCGAATACACGTTCAAACTCCTTGCGATTCTCGCGCCATCCCTTGCCCCACTCCTCTTCAGCGAGGTCGTTGATGACCAACTTCTCACACGTGTAATCCTCCACCATCGGGTAGAGTTTGTCCACGATGTCGACGACCACGGTGTCGAACGTGTCGTCTTTCTTCAAGGCACGCACGGCCTTCTTGAACGTCTTCCAATCGTCGACCACGACTGGATACAGACGGAGCGCTTTGCCTCCCGGCTCGGTGAATAGGTGAACCGTCTTGCCGAACAACGACGTGAGCGTCGTCTTACCGATCTTCTTCTCGCCGAAAATCAGCCATGTGTATGCACCGAGGTTGTCGTTCGGTTCACTCAGCTCCGTCGGCAGACGAAACTTCTCTTCCGGCGCCACCTCCTTTTCCTTACTCTTCTTCTTGATCCCAGGTTTCGCTTTCTTGACTACGGCCATGACTACTCCTCTGCTCGTTGTCGTGTTAGTTGAGGACACGCTGGCGGAGAAGCGATATGCGCACCTCCGGTTTGCCCACAGTCTAGACATCGTGGTCCCTGATCAGCCGGATCGTTTTGCCGAAGCTTGCATTCCTCCGTACACTTGCCACGACGTCCACATTCAGCACAAGGATACCCTTCGTTCGGCCAACTATCCCATTCCATCTTCTACTCCCTCTTCTTGATTCGAAGTGACTGAATCGGAATCACTGTGCCAGCCACTTCAACTGGTGCGGTCGGGAACACGTACCCACGCATTGTCTTCAGATGATCCGCCA